CATAAAAAAACCCCCATAAAAACACAAAGTTTAGAGGGGGCTCTGGGTGGAGTATGGGGCTCGAACCCACGACCTTCGGAACCACAATTTAAACAACACTAAAATAATAATTGATAATCAATGAATTATTATTTTACTACTTATCAAATCTCCAATAAAAATACTCGGTTATATACTCGGTTTATAGTTGAAAATATAGTGCAAATGATTGATTTGCACTATGTTTTTTATTGTTCAACTATTTTATACAATTTTACTTTTATCTTATCCTTTACCACATCATTGAGAATATATTTTTTGCTTTTATTAAGAGTGAAAAGTTCATGGTTAGCTTTGCATATATACTTTGAGGTATCCGTTTTCTCAGCGTCCCAAGTTTTACTTTCCAATAGTTCAGTGATAATATCATTATCTAAATCAGAATATCTAAAACAAAAACTAATTTTCTTCCTTTGAGTATCACCCATTAGATCATATTTGTAATACCACTTATTGATAGTTCCTGTATATAGAGGTTTGTCCTTATAAAGAATCTCAAAAACGAAAATAGTATTATTTAAACTCATTATCCTATCAAAATCCTTGTTATCTAAGTTTTCTCCTAATATATTAGCCTTATTATTAGCAATAAAATCTATCTCATCAGGAGTTAGTTCAACTTTTTTTAATTGACTATAGCTAAAAGCACTAAATAGTAGTGCTGCAAAAAATATTATTTTTTTCATCTTATTTGTTTTTTAGAATTTCTAATAATGTATTGATTTGTTTCTGACTTTCTGTTAGTTGGCTCTGAGAAGTCTTTATAATTTCATTGAGATCTTTCTGTACTTCTATAAAATCAGATAATTCATTATGAGATATAGAAATATCTCCTTTTACACTCCCATTAATATTATTTAGAGTGTTATTATTTCCATTATTAGTTTGCACTTGTTCTCCTCTTTTTAGCATATCTCCTTCTCCTAAAAGTAACCATAAAGGATCTATTTCAGGATATGTCTTTAGTATTTTTACTAAATTATCAGCACCAATACTCTTGTTTCTATCTAAAAAACCATTAGATAGACCTACTTCTCTATAAAAAGAAAGCTTACTAACTCCCTTATACTCAATAAATTGCAATATTCTTTCTATCATAAATGAAAATATTTTAGTTTTTATACTAAAAAAATTTGGTAGTTTAGATTTTAATCTATATATTTGCACTCAGAAATGTAAGTATAAATATATACATAATTACAAATATAAATCAAGTTGCAAAAATAATAAAAAAATATGAAAGTTATAGCCCCAACCTTAGAAAAATTGAGTACTGAGTTTGTAAAAACTAAGAAGTATTACTACCTAAATAAAGTTGGTGAGTTACAATATACAGAAACTCGCTATTATCTCTTTAGTTGGCTTATATACACCTTTTGGTATAGAAATGCATGATAGAAAAATTGATAGAAAAAATAACATAAAAATTAATTGAAACGACATGAAAATTAGTGACACTATTACAGAAAAGATACTGACAGATAATAACTTCAGTATGGAGCTTGCTAAGAAAATAGGCATTCAGCAAGGTTCATTGTTAAGTTCTATTCGCAGGAACAGGGATAGTCGCATATTAAGACTTTGGGAAGCGGTCATGTTCTATAAAGAACAAGGGTACACAGAAGAAGAAATTTTTACTGATTATATCGAAAATCAAAATGTTATAAAAGATAAAAAAAATGAATAGGGAACAATTTTCAAAGATTATTTTCTTCTTACGAGATGAAAATATCATAGATAATATAGAGAATATATTCAAGGGTAAAATACCTCAAGAAGAACTCGATGAATTAAAGAAAGATATCCAAAGAAGGTATGAACAATGGTATGATAGAGTTCCATTAGGAAATATGATATCTCCTTATATGTGGTTAATTCTTATACCCAAGATAGGATTGAAAAACAGGGATATTTTATTAGAATATATAGAAAATATGGAATTATAATATACAAACTCAAACGTTAAATCTCTCATGAACCCTCTTGTACAAATAGCATATAATACCATAGCCCAGTTTGATTTGTCAGATATTGACAAACAGACACTCATTGGTATGCTACAAGGTAGTCAGGAGGAGCAAGCAAAGAAAGAGCAACGTAAGAAATTAAAGGAAGTCTCCCAAGATCTATTAGATGAGGTAGAAGTACTTCGGGAGTTATTAAGGAATAAACAGCTGTATCCTCCTAAAGACTGGAACGGCTATCATAAGGGAATAAAAGTATTTTAAACTATGGATAATGATACACCACTATTTAAACTAACAGTAGGCGAGTTCTTAGAATTACAAAATGCCCAAATAAAACTTTTATTTTCTGCAAAAAATAATAAGTATGAATATGGTATAAAAGGATTGGCTAAGACATTAGGATGTTCTCGCTCAAAAGCAAGCAGAATAAAGGCATCGGGAATTTTGGATGAAGCTATATTCCAAAATGGAAAGATGATAATCATAGACAAGGACAAGGCCTTAGAGTTATTCAATAACATTAAAGATAAGAAATAATGGAATATCTCAATTTAATAAGAAAATTTTGGTTGTTTGTAAAGGAATGTCCTTTAAACACGTCTGCTATAAGTCTCTATTTATTTTTGTTGGAAAAATGGGATGTAGAAGGGCAAAAAGACTTTGAATTTTCTGATATAGAAATAAACAGAAAGTTAAAAATGGATAGAAATACTATAAGAAAAAATAAGGATATATTACGGAATTTAGGCCTTATTAGTTATCAAATTACAAATGGATATCCTACATTCTATAAAATAATTCTTGATTATAGTGTTAGGAAAAGTAATAAAGAGCTTCCTGTTGCAGAAAAGAAAAAAGTATCTCAAGAAGTGATAGTGCCATCTATAGATACACCTCCTACTATAGAAGTACCACCTACAGCGTCTTCTGTAGCAACGCCTCCTCCCAAAAAGAGCAAACCTAAATTAAATATAGAACCTCCTACTCTTGAGGAATTTATGGAATATGCTAAAACATTAGAGTTATATGAGGAAAGTTTAATACCTCATCTAAAAACAAAATATGAAACGTGGAATGAAAATAATTGGGTAAATGGATATGGTAAACCTATCCTTAATTGGAAATTAACCTTGAAAAGCACCATGCCTTATTTGAAAAATTCTAATCAAGGAAATATTTTTAATATTCCTAAAATAAACAGACCTAAATCAACATACAATGAATAATAATATATACAAAGAAATAGAACAGAGTGTATTGGGAAACCTTATTGTAGAATGTCAGTTAATAGGGAAATATTACACAATGCTTGATGTGTCTTTATTTGCAGAAGACATTCATCAAACACTATTTGAAGTAATAATGGACATTTGGAATAAGAATGAAGCTATGGATTTACTGCTATTAAGCAAAGAGCTGAGAAGTAAAGGACTATCTAAAGAATTGTTACCCTATTGTATAGACCTAACCTCCATGGTTACTACTAGCGCACATATGGAAATACACCTTATGGTGTTGGTACATAATGCCGTAAAAAGGGACTTTATAAGCAAATTCTCTACATTATTGCATTATGCCAAAGACCCTGATAGAAATATAATGGATATTAGAGATAAGGCCTTTGAGTATTTTGATAATCTCTTTATGGATAAGTTTATTGAAAATAACAAGCAACAAAGACCTTTTTCAGAACTTATCGAGAAAGTACAGCAGAACTTTGAAAATATAATGAAAGGAAGGATTATGGGACTTGAAAGTTCACTTGCTATCATTAATAAGGCTTTCGGAGGCTGGCAAAATTCAGATCTTACAATTATTGCGGGTCGCCCTGGGATGGGTAAAACGGCCTTCTTAGTACAACAAGTAGTGGATATGGTTATGATAGGTAAGTCTGTAGGAGTTTTTTCATTAGAAATGTCCGCAGAGCAAATAGCGGGCAGGATCATCACCAATTATACAGATATACCCAACTCATCCATTCTTAGGAAAGGATTGAAAGATATAGAAATACAGCGATATATACAAATGAAACCTAATCTGGTAGAAATGAATATACATATAGATGATACCTCGGCTATATCCATAGAAAACCTAAAAATTAAAGCTAAAATGATGAAACTCAAATACAAAATAGATATCCTCTTTGTAGATTATCTTCAGCTAATCACCTATGAGAAAGCTAAGAATAGGGAAAATGAAATATCCTATATCTCCCGCAGTCTAAAAGGAATTGCCAAGGATCTAAATATACCTGTAATAGCCCTCTCTCAACTATCAAGAAATGTAGAACAGCGTACGGATAAACGCCCTCTACTCTCGGATCTAAGAGATTCAGGAGCCATAGAGCAGGATGCAGATGAGGTGCTTTTCCTTTATCGCCCTGAATATTATAATATCAAGACCTGGGACGTGCCTGAATACAATAATGAATTGACAGATAACCAAGTAGAAGTTATTATACAGAAAAACAGACATGGGGGCATTCTTTCAGAACGTTACAGAGTAAATATGCCTACTTCTAAGTTTACAAATATAAAACCTTTTTAAATAGTTGAATTAAATATAAAAATATGAAAATGATAAAATTTGAAAAAAAAGATAATTTTCTTGCTCTTATAGAAGATTATATCAAATACTATAGAGGATATAGTATTGTTGAAATTACAGGAATAAGTGAAGAAGGCAATTTACTTCATATTAATTGCGCAACAAAGTTCAAAAAAGAAAAGACCTACTCGGAAGAATTAATAGATATCGAATATCTAAATTTGTTAGGATTTATCTATGAAAACTATGAAAAAATGAAACATGAAAATCATTGACCTATTCAGCGGCATAGGTGGCTTTTCGCTCGGATTTCAGCGGGCAGGCTACCAATTTACAGAGCACTATTTTAGTGAGATAGACAAACACGCCATCGCAAACTATAAACACAATTTTCCCCATGCAATCAACCTCGGAGACATTACCACTATTCGATCCACAGACCTTACAGGAATTGATATTATCACCTTTGGATCGCCTTGCCAAGATTTCTCACTTGCTGGAAGAAGAAAGGGGCTTGCAGGCTCCAAAAGTAGCCTTATCCAGCACGCAATTGCCCTCATTGCTCAGCTCAGACCAAGTATTTTTATCTGGGAAAATGTTAAGGGAACTTTCTCCTCAAATGCTCGTGCAGACTTTTGGGCAATTATCCAAGCGTTTGCCAACATTGGGGGTTATAGACTTGAATTTCAACTGCTTAATACAAGCTGGCTTTTACCCCAAAATAGAGAGCGGATTTACCTTGTCGGACATCTTGCAGGACGAAGTATCCCAGGAGTATTTCCTATCAGAAAAGATGATAAATTACTTGACAGAGAGACAAGGAAAAAAGGTTGGAGAGGTGGAAATTTCAAAACTTCACTTGCACGAACAATAACAGCCCGCTACTCCAAGATGGGGAGTTATGATACTTATATAGTCCCAAAGGTTGCCGCCACCCTCACAGGCGGCGGACATTCAGGAGGTTTGCACTCAGACATGACTGTGATACAGCTAAATCCGTCTAAGGAATCCAACGGCAGGCAGCCATTTCAACAAAACAGAGTATTTGATGAAAGGGGAATAAGTCCTGCCCTAACAAGGCACAATAGTAATTATGCCATTAGTAGAATGCGCCGCCTCACGGAAATCGAATGCGAGCGCCTGCAAGGGTTCCCAGACAACTGGACACAATATGGCGATTATAATGGGAGAATAAGGCACATTTCAAAGACACAACGATACAAGCTCATAGGCAATGCCGTAACCGTGGATATAGTAACAATGATTGCTAAACGATTAAAATTTTTAGAGCCATGAAACAAAAAAAGGATAGAAGTATTTACTTTAAAAGAGGCGATAAAGTAAGAATAATCAATCTGAATAAGGAAGGTATAATTATTAGTATTGCTTACATTAGTTATGAATCTCTAAGTTACAATGTGGAAGTTTGTGGATCTACAGTTGTAGTAAATATAAACAATTTAGAAAAAATATAGACATGAAAAACCTACTTGTAACTGTATCAGGAGGGCGCAGCTCGGCACGTATGGCACGGCATATACAGACCCACCCAAAGTATGCTGATTATAATAAAGCCTTTGTTTTCTGCAATACAGGAATGGAAAGACCCGAAACTATTAACTTTCTGAAAAACATAGTGAAGTACTGGGAAATACCTCTTACAATCATAGAGGGTGTATATTCCACTGAGAAAGGTGTAGGAGTAGGCTATAAGATAGTAGATTTTGACACTATGGACATGGAGGCTAAGGTATTTGCCCAAATGATAGCTCACTATAACAAAGGTCATTATAACGGTCTGCCTAATATGGGGGCGCCTTATTGCTCTGACTATCTAAAAAGTAATCCTACTAAGAAGTTTGCTAATGACCTCTTCGGAAAAGGGAAGGACAGCTATCAATTAGCTATAGGTTACCGCAAGGAGGACATGCCTAAGCGTATTAGCTGGGCAGAGATAAAAGCTGACACTAAGCGTATATTTCCGCTACTGACAGACTTTGAAGCGCCTATTGGACAGCAGGAACTCAACAAATTTTGGGATAGCCAACCTTTCAAACTCGGCATACATAATAAGTTTGGCAATTGCGAGTTGTGTTGGAAAAAGAGTACTCCTAACCTTATAGATAACATCAGATATGGTACCCGTTTTATAGATTGGTTTAAGGAAATGGAAAGCACCTATCAGAGTACAATGTTTAGGGATCGCAGGAGTATAGAGGACTTGGTAAGGTTAGCCCAAGAACCCATACAACTATCATTTCCTTTTGAAGCAGTTGACGGCTGTGTATGTAGTTTTTAATGATTAAAATAGAAGAATATTAAACAGAATTTGGACATTTCAAATAAAGAAATACAACATGAAATATTTACACCTTACACTCAAGAAAAACTGGTTTGACCTTATTCTCTCAGGAGAGAAGAAGGAGGAATACCGAGAGATAAAGCCCTATTGGGAAAAGCGGCTTATGGGAAAGACATACGATAAGGTCATCTTTCGTAATGGGTATGCTACCAATGCCCCACAATTTACAATAAAACTAAAAAGTATCACCCAAGGCACAGGAAAGAGCGAATGGGGTGCAGAAGAAGGAAAAAGATACTTCGTACTTAGTTTAGGAGAAATTATTAACAAATAAAAATATAATACCATGACAAAACGTAAATTTTACATTATTAAAACATTAGTTACTATAGGACTATCTGTATTTATCTATTTTTGTATAGATCTTTTTTTTAAAAATCTAATTACTGATGGACGAAAACCATCTGACCTTGAATTTGGAACTCTATTTCTTTCAGCGTTAGTTGTTTTTATTATTTTCATTACTGGAATAGAATTCTTAGTTAATTATAAGCGACCTAAATTTCCTGAAGAAATAGAAGAAGAAAAGCGTAAAGAAAAGGAAGATAATAAAAGGTATGAATTAGAACAGAAGGAATTATTCGAAAAAGCAAAACAGCGTAATAGGGAATTACTTCCTGTAGTTGAAATTACTTTGTTTACCAACGAAAAAATTAAAGGTCAATTCTTAGAAAAATCGGAATATTTAGAAGACCTTGAAACTTCAACCAAATATTACAAAGCATACATAGTAAAAATTGAAAAAATATGAATACAAACGACAAAAAACAACTTAAAATATTTAATAAGATTTTAAACAAGGAACAAAGAACAAATCAAAGACATTGTGTAATTGAATTCCTTAAAATGGAAGAAACCGAAGAAGGAATAGACCATTTTAGAGATGTAGCTTACTTAGAGATTTCTAACAAAGAAGAGCTTAGAAAATTAATATCTCTAATGGAGGAGGAAATAAGTTGTGGACTTCAGTACGACACAGGTTATTTGAATATAGACCAAGTGCCATATGTTTTTACAATAGATCAGGCGTTTTCTAATAAAGAAGATTGTAAAAAATTCTTAGGAGAAGTAGAAGATTATAGTGAAATTGTAGAATATATAACGTCTTTAATCAACAAGTACAATGCCAATATAGATTTGAAAGGGAATGAAGTTTCCTCCATTTCTTTAAACTTTCCTCTTTGGTGGTGCGAAAAACATTATAATCTTGTAAGATCAGCCAATCCTGATTTTGATAAATCTGAAGTAAGAGCTTTTAGTGTTTTGTATGATGCAACTTTAACTTGGTAAAATAGAAAAATATGGATATCACAAATTTTATTATTCTATTGCTATTGATATTCTTAGCAATAGCCATTCACAACATGTACAAGCTCAATAAAGCTCGTATAGAGTGGAGAAACCGATTAGGATATCTAATTACTTGTGTGCTGCGGGAGAAAATCCCTACCAAAGATAAACTCAAAGACTTAGAAAATTTAAACAAAACCTTTAAAGAGACAGAAAACGAATGAATATAGTACTTATGATAATAGGAGGTCTTGTAATTGTTGTTAGTATTTGTATGACAATTACGGAGATAGAGAAATTGGATTTTCCAATAAAAGGTCTTCTTTTGTTCTTTTTAGGATTAGGAATTACTTATATTGGAGAAGAATTTGAATTATATAATAATATATAAAAACATGAATAAAGAAAATTATCCTGACTTTCTTGTTTCTTTGGAAATAGCTAAAGAACTTAAAGAAATTGGTTTTAATGGAAAATGCGAAGCCTATATAAGAGATGAGGAATTGTCACCTATTTATACAAAAGCTCCTAAAAAGGACTACAACCTAAATTGTGATACTATTTCTATTCCTTCTTATGTACAAATATTTGATTGGTTTGAAGAGGTCAAGATTCTAACTGCTAAAGAAAACACTTTTTTTAAATTTCTCATAGAAAATATAGAAAAAGAGAAAGAACTCTCAGAGCATAAAAAGGCTATTTTAAATTTTAAAATAGCTGAATTAATTGAAAATACAAAAACAAAAAAAAAGAATAATAATTATCCCGAATGGTTAGTAAGTTTGGATATAGCAGAAGAACTTAAAAAAATCGGTTTTTCTGAACCTTGTGAATATTTCTTTAATACATTTGACAATGAAATAAGGAACTATGGGATAACTGAGAATTATAATGATGATCCTACAGCTCACTTTTCAGTACCTTCATATGAACAAGTCTTTAAATGGTTTAGGAAGAAAAATTTAATAGGTTTAATAGGTTTAGATTTGGATTATGAGAAACCATATTATTATCTAATAGAAAATGAAAAAGGAAATACTATGGGACACATACCAGCCTTCAATACTTACGAAGAAGCCAGAGAAGCACTTGTTTTAGATTTAATAGATACATATATATTTATAGAAGAGGAAAAACACTGTCTTATCTCTTTTTATCATAACAAAAAATACGGAACAGGTTCTTTAATGGTTATGCAAGTAGGAGAGGAAATCAAAATTTCAGATAAAGAAGAATTACAACAGATTTGGGAAACATTGAAAGAAGACCCAAAACTTTATTTTGAAGCTCTTTTTGACACAGATTATATATCTTACAAAAGTTCTAAGATGTTTAGATTTAAAGAGGAAAAAGGAAAAGAGAAAACACCAAAAGCTATTATAGATTTAATAAATAAAATAATGAAGGAACATAATTATTCTTTTAATAGTAATGATTTAGAAGCTCATTATTTTGATTTCTCATTTCCTGAATCGTATTACGAACAATTAAATAACCCAATAATGACTAAAAACCATGACACACACAGAAAAAATAAACATAGTTAGAATATTTATATATGCTCTAATAATAGCATGCCTTTTACTCATAAAAGCATTTGTACAAAATAATATAGATGAAACAAACAAAGAAGAAAGTAAAAAGAGAGTAGTTTTCATTAAAATAACTATCTTTTTAATTATTGTTCTCATTGGAGTAATATTTTATATTGAACATTAAAACTTAAATCTGTAGAACATGGAAATTACCAAAAAATCAAAGACGATTAATTCTAATATAGGATTATCTATTTACCTTGTGGAAGAGGGCGAGGGACACAATTTACAAATGAAAAGTAATCTTGGCAGTCAAGACATAGATCTGCTTACTGACATACTTGTACAAACTAAGATTGAAAGCCTTTCCGAGGGAAACCAAGTGGGAAAGGAGGGGAGCGATACAATTGATATTTATATGAAAGTGCTTGCCCTCATTGTAAATTCCTACCAAGAGAAATTAAAACAAATAATTAAATTAATTGATGATGAAAAATAAAATGAGAATTGATATCGAGGAGGTCGCTTGTACTATCTTAGAGCTTGATTACGAGGACTACGAAGAGTCAAACGACTGCACAGAACAAATTGAAAATATTCTTATAGACGAGATGAATATCGATTTGGAAACACTTGAAAGAATTGTAAGTAAGTTATTACCTCTTATTGAGATAGGTAAAAGCCCATTAACAGGGATAGCTTACAAGGGCTTCTCAAGAGAATTTATTAAAGGCTCCTGCAAAGTAAGAAAATGGATAGCCAAAATGCAAATAGATGAGTAACTTTCTAAAAATAACGAATTTTAGTAAACAATGAAAACAATAAAAGAAACACCACAGAAAGAGTTTGAAGAAATAGGATTTTCTGTAAAACTCGCAAAAGAAGCGGAGGGGGTTGGCTTAGATATGAAAAGCAACCTTTCTCAGGGAGATATAGATCTCTTAACAGACATACTTGTTCATACCAAAATAGAAGCTCTTGCAGAGGAGAATAAGGATGGTAGTGATACAATAGATACCTATATAGAAATGTTAGCCTTTATTGTACAAAGGTATAGAGAAAAATTGGAACTCACCCTTAAAATATTAGAAGAATATCATGAAGACAAAGAGAACTAAACTAAAGCAATTTCTTGAAAAGAATGGGGAATTTATACTATACATAGTGTTTTTACTACTATTAGGATTTTCTCTATGGATACTTATTAGACCTCTTTACTCCTTAGAATATCTTCGGGAACACTTTATATTCTATCAGGAGATGAAAGTATTGGTAAAGTATTTTTTAGTACTGATTTTAATATTCCTTTTCTTTTCTGCAATATTGGGACTGCTACTCAATAAAGTAAGGGTGTTATTGGGAATACTAACCAAGAGAGAAAAGGAATTTAAGGAATTACAAGAACGCAATAAAAAATTAGAAGAAATACTTGATAGTAAAAAATAA